GAAGAATATAGAGTTTCCTGATTATGTCGGAGAAACTCATGGCATGCGGTATTTAAGTAATTACAACTCGAGCGTAATGATGTGGAAAGATGGGACTGTTCATCATATATGGGAGCACTTTCAATCAAATCCAGATTACTTCATGGTTAAGTATTTTGGTGACGACAGGTTCTTATGGCACGAAGATTTTAGATTTAATTACTTTCCGAAAGGTGAGATATATTCGTTCGTATATGGCGCAGACTATTATGGTATAGATGACCACAATAAATCTTTCTGGTATAGACCAGACTATACTATAGCATTACTAAATGGGTTAGACCAGTTTCCTGGAGCAGATAAAGAATATGATGAACTTCGTATGCATTAAGTGGGGTGATAAGTATCCCGCCAAATATGTGAACAATCTTTACAACATGGTAAAGAAGAACTACCCCAACCTGTTTACATTCACGTGTTATACTGATGATACCGATGGTTTAATTTGCGACACTGCGCCTATACCAGACGATGGTATTCTACATCCAAAATATTGGTTTGGTAAAGAAACCTTCTGTTTTGACCGAGCAAAGTTCTTAGTATTTAATTCACACAACTGGTTGGGGTACATAGGTGACTGGTGCTATTTTGATCTTGACCTTGTGATCCAAGAAGATATATCTGACATTGAAGAACTTGCTCAGAAACCTCGTATAATTCAATGCCGCTGGCAACCACAATCACAGAAACATGACAGACTGTTTATTGATACTCGAGGAACATTCTACAATTCTAGTATGATGCTTTGGCCTGGTAAATCATGCGAACATATCTACAACGATGCCATCGAGAATTCCGAATCGATATTTAAAACTTTCTTCAAGGGGAGCGATAATTATCATTACTGGAGACAGAGGGATTTCTGGAAAGACATTCCAGGCGGATGGATTTATTCTTGGAATCGAGGAAAGCATTACCCAGATGATATTGAACGATTTAAGTTTCGATCCGATGCCAAGATTTGCTTATTCAATACGGATAATGTTCCCCATCCTTCTGCTAAAGAGCAAATTAAGTTATTGGAATGCGAACATGAAGACATTCTCAGATTGTGGAACTGCGAATGAGAGTTAATTACGTTTGCTGTAAATGGGGAACAAAGTATTCCGCTGAGTTTGTCAATCGTCTTTATCGAATGGCAAAGAAGCATACCCCAGATAATTTTGAGTTTCACTTCTATTGCTACACAGATAATAGTGAAGGGTTTGACACTGAAATTAAAGTCATCGACTTCCCAGACATTCCTGACATCCACCCAAAATACTGGTTCGGTTCTGAGGATTTCAAATACGGCATGGCACGTTGTTGGGACAGACCAAAGACTTTTATCTTCAACACCCACAACTTCGCAGACGATAAACCAACTGGCAGATTTGTATTCTTCGACCTCGATGTTATCATACAAAATGATTTGTCGCCAATCATCACTTATGACCTAGAGAATCCTACCAAGTTGCGCTCGTGGTGGCAAGATCCGAGACCGATGAAGTCTCGCAACTTCAAACTTTCCCATGGCGCATATACTAATGGTAGTTGTATGGTGTGGTCAGATGATCAGACAGAGTGCATCTGGCAGGATGTGCTAGAACATCAAGAACGTATTTGGTTCACGTTCACCGATGGAACTGACAACTATCATAGTTGGCGATGGGGAGACTTTAGCGATACTCCATTATGGAAACATTTTCCAAATACCTTTGCTTACTCTTACAATCGCGGACGCGACTGGGATTCAGGCGACCTTGAAGTCGGTATATATAGAAAGGACTGTATTGTGTGTGTTTTTAATGTGGATTTACTTCCATTTACAGACAACAGCAGAGGGAAAGTGAAGCAGGAATCGCTTGTTGATCCTGATCTCTTAGAACATTGGAATGTATAATGATTAATATTTACACAGTAAAGTGGGGATTCAAATATGATTCGGAAGATGTCAATAAAATTCTCGAACAATGCAAACAACACATTACAACAGAATTTAATTTTTATTGTTTGACCGAACATTCTGGTGGATTAAGTCCAGAAATTAATGTCATCCCATTACCCGAGGATAACTACTACGAAAAATGGTGGAATAAGTTATATCTTTTTGACCGAAATGTTGTTAAGCAAAAAGGAGAAAAACTTTTTCTAGATCTTGATATCGGTATTCAAAACAATATCGATTGCATCGTTGATCATGATCCGGAAGACGGTTTAACTTTTGTTCGCACTCATTGGCATAACATGAAGAAAATGAAACAAGACACCCAAGATATTCCGCACAAATATACAGACTTAAATTCTAGCGTGTTGAGGTGGAATGATAGGTTAGATATCGACAAAATCACCAAGTTCGTCACAGATTATGCAGATCAAATGTTCTTCTATTATCGCGGTCTCGACAATCTATTCGGGCATCAAAGAGAACGTCTTCTGAAAATTGACCATTTCCCAGACGGTTGGGTATATAGTTACAACTACGGATATATGTGGCCGACAGATGTAAGAGAACAAGTCCTGCGCGAAGAACCACTTATTTGTTTATATGATTCAATGGAAAGACCACAAGATGTTAAATTATAATTACTTAAACAACTATCGTTATTGGGGTGAAGGTCTAGAAAAGATCAATCACGAAATGCCGTTTAAACACGAAGACTTTCGTAAGTCTTTGAATCCAAATACTATGGATGCTGCTATCTGGTTGGTAGAAGAATTGCAGAAATGCGTAGATGTAACCAAGCAATTAAATATTACGGTTTTGAATTCTTGGTTGGGGTTTCCGCTCGTTCCATTGTTATGCGAAAATCTAAACGTCAAGAAAATTAATTTAATCGATATCGACAAAGATGCATTGGAACTCTCTAAAGTGTTTAATAGGTATTATTCCAACACGGGTGTTGAGTTAAATCACATCAATTGGGATATTCCGTTTGCATATCATGATATCAATGCACTAGAAACAGATGTTGTTATTTCTCTTTGTTGTGAGACCATGTACCCCCTCAAGAAAATGACAACTGCAAACCCAGATTGTATTTTTGCCTGCCAATCGTCAAATGTATTCAAAGAAATGTATGGTATTAATTGCGTACCAACGATTGAAGAGCACATCGAGAATATTGGAGTTACTGATGTTTTCTACAAGGGATCTATTAAGCAGTCATATTACAGTTGGGATGGTAAGGTCGAGTTCGACCGCTTCATGGTAATAGGGAAAAAATAATATGGGTAGAGCAAGAGTCGTCGCACCACCTCCGCAAGATTATATTCCAGAACCTTTAGTGTCAGTGCCGCCTCCACCCGAGGAAGTGGTTGTGGAGGAGTGGATCGAAGGAAATTTCCAAGAAGAAATTGTTGAAGTTGAAATTATTGAACCTTCTCAAGAAGAACTTGAGAAGGGAAGAATCGCACAAGAAAAATATGAAGAATTGCAGCGAAAGAAAGCAGAAGAGGAATCTAGAATTTCTGCTGAGTTGCAAAATTTACGCGAAGAAAACCAAAGACTTACACGTGAAAAAGAAGCAGCGGAAAGAGCAAAAGAAGAACAAATTGTAAAGATGCGGCAACAGGCAACTGATCAGCGCAACAATCAACACATGATTCAATTAAACATGACACCAAAAATTCCATCGTTAATTAGTAAAATTAAAACATTATTTAGAAACCGTCGAATTAAGTCTGCTACAAATGTTGGAATTAAAAACTATGAAACTGCAATCCTCGAGCGAGCAAGAATTGCAGTTCCTAAGTTATTAGATGATATTGAAAAAATGCATGAACAGTTGACTATTCTGGAAGATCTACTCGCAAAATATAGTGAGGTTAAAAGCACTCAGGAAAAGTGAGAGGCATCCTCGCCGCTTATGTCTTCAATCATTGAGCGCCAGATTTCTAGATGCGGTACAACATATCCTAGTGTCAATCTCTTCGCAGTATTACCACAGCAGTGATATACGATTTTGTTTGGATCGCTGCGATCGCCGAAGTGACCAACCTTGCATGACCATCCCTTTGGATCGACCATAGTGACAACTTCTTTTGTTACAGGATCGAGATATCTGAAAAATCCGCCATTTTCTTCTGAGTTATATGTAATGAGAATATTATAACCAGACGCATTCCAATTAGTGTGCCATCCCATAAACCCATCTTCTGGATAATATGTGAAGACCGCATTATTTCTAGCACCGAGATAATTTATTAATTCAGAATTTGTTTCTTGCTGCCTTCTGCCATATTCAGAAGGGAACCATGGTTGTCCATGTGCCTGAGACATGTCAGTGCACCATGCAACATCAGGAAATCCAACATGATTGTGTCCCTTATTGACGATATGATTCATATACTGCTCATCAGTAGCAGTGTCCACATTCAGTCCGCCGCGACGTTTTGCTTGCATATCTTCAGGTCCGAGAACTAGATGTTGATCGTTCTGTTGGAAGAACCATTCTGTGAACGGGTCTAAAATATCTGTAAGATCTTTTGAGACTGAATTTGTAAATTTCAACATTTGATAATCCTTAATCTAACATACCGTGCGGGATAGTATAATGATAAATCACTCTCGGTTGTCCTTGGAGTTCTTCTTCTTTATATCCAGCGACAAAATTCCATCGAGCATCTGGGTCGGGAAACCGACCTGCCTTTACCCCAAAATCAAACTGGTTGAGGAGTCTCCACATCGTAAACGTATCCCACTGCAAGGCAGATTTTGGATAATGTTTGCGATCCCATTCTGGTTTATTTTGCGCCCAATACTCGTCATACCAAGCACGCATCATCTCTAAGGTTTGTGGATTATTCCGATAGACAAACAACCCACAATGCTCAGTCATTTCTTCTGTCTCGGATAACTTGGTCAGTGCTGCGTTATACGGACGATTGGCAGTGAAGATAACATCGGTATCCTCTGGGATCTGATCAAAAATCTTTTGGATGTCTTCGTGTTCGACTTCAGTATCACAGTCCATATAAACTGTCAAGTCATACGGAGTCTGATCGAGCGCCCAAAGTTTTGCTCGTTTATCGCGAGGAACATTTTCGGTAATTACATTATCAAAAATTTCATAATCATCTGGTTGCACCCATTCTTCTTGGGTGAAGAATGTGATATTTGCATCTGGAAAATAATCTTTTAAAGAAATTGCCGAGTTTCTTGCTGCCCTGTAGTAACCTTTGCGGATTGTGGCAACGTACAGGAATCCATTATTCGGCATCAACTGCTTCTTGCGCAATAGCAGTATTCGCTTCTTCTTGCATCAGTAACATTACTGTGTATGCAGTGACTTCCATAAACGTCTTAGACTTGCGAATCTTAGATTTTAAATCGCGATTCTTAGAGTTTTTAACTATATCAAGTTCGAAGGCATCCAACTTAGCAGCAAACAATTGTTCTTGTTGCACGCGAGTCTTGTCTACCTTCTGACGTTCAAGGTTTTGCTTTATTTGATTATTTCGTTCTTCCATGCGCCGATCAGTATTGGCATCGATCTGCCCGATACTATAGAGACGCATCACTTCTTCGTAATCACGATTGCTACCATCATTCATGATGGATGCAGTAACACGCTTATTAGTGTCAGGATAGAAAAACTCAGCGATGATATGCTGACGTTCTTTATTCGCCCAATAAGGATTTTCGATCTTACGGGTAACTACAGGTGAGGTATTAATCAATTCAATTCTCCATTAGAAATAATAGTCATGGTAACAGTATATATAATAATTGCTACAAAGTCAATAGATTTATGCAGTTTTTACCCACAAATATACTGTTGAGATGGTGTCTTTAGTCGCTTGAATGGTCGCACCAGAATAGGTTCCTGAAAACGACTGCGTATACGATCCGCTATAGAAACCAGTATATGTTGCAGTTCCTAGATAGAATCCTGTATAGTTGCCAGTAAAGTTCCCAGTGTATGTACCCGTATAGGTAGCACTTCCTAGATAGAATCCTGTATAGTTGCCAGTAAAGTTCCCAGAATAGGTTCCTGTATATGTGGCAGTTCCTGCATAGAATCCAGTATAGTTGCCACTAAAGTTTCCAGTGTATGTACCCGTATAGGTAGCAGTTCCTGCATAGAATCCTGAAAAAATTCTCGCATAGAATCCAACATAATTACCTGTATAGTTTGCTGGACCAATATAGTTTCCACTAAAGAATCCAGTGTAGTTGCCTGTATATGTTCCAGTATAGTTTGCTGTACCAATATAGTTACCAGTAAAGAACCCAGTGTAGTTGCCTGTATATGTTCCAGTATATGTAGCAGTTCCTGCATAGAATCCAGTAAAGAATCCAGTGTAGTTACCCGCATAGAATCCAGTATAGTTTGCGGGACCAATATAGTTACCAGTAAAGTTCCCTACATAGTTTCCACTATAGTTGCCAGCATAATTAGCAGCATAGTTTCTTGAACCAGAGAAAGTGCCAAGATAGTTGCCACTATAGTTACCTGCATAGGATGCAGCATAGTTTCTTGAACCCGAGAAGAAACCTACATAGTTTCCACTAAATGTTCCCGCATAGTTACCAGCATAGTTTCTCGATCCAGCATAATTTCCAAGATAGTTACCGCTGAATGATCCGAGATAGTTGCCACTAAAGTTACTCGCATAAGTTCCTAGATAGTTACCAGCAAATGCTGTTCCAACGAAACCACCGAAAAATGGTGCATAGAATCCGAGATAGTTGCCACTAAAGTTTCCTAGGTAGGTTCCAGAGAAGTTTCTTGAATATGTTCCGAGATAGTTACCTGCATAGGATGCAGCATAGTTTCTTGAACCCGAGAAGAAACCTACATAGTTTCCTGAGAAGTTACCTGCATAAGATCCAGCGTAGTTTCTCGAACCAGCAAAGAATCCAGTATAGTTGCCACTAAAGTTGCTGGCATAGTTACCAGCATAGTTTCTAGAACCTGCAAAAGTTCCTAGGTAAGTTCCGCTGAAGTTTCCTGAATATGTTCCGGAATATGGAGCAGTGCCAGCATAACCACCAGCATAGTTGCCGCTAAATCCACGAGAATATGAACCAGAGTAGTTTGCTGGACCTACGTAACCACCAACATAGTTGCCACTGAATCCTCGTGAGTATGAACCAGAATATGGGGCAGGTCCAACATAACCTCCAACATAGTTACCGCTGAATCCTTGTGAGTATGATCCGGAATATGGAGCAGTGCCTGCATAGGCTCCTGAGTATGTACCAGAAAAGTTACCGACATAGTTGCCCGTATAGTTTGCTGGACCTATATATCCGCCGCTGAAATTGTTGGCATAACTACCAGAGTATCCACCAGAGTAGTTTGCTGGACCAACAAATCCGCCGCTGAAATTATTTGCAAAAGTGCCAGAATATGTTCCGGAATAGTTTGCTGGACCAACAAATCCACCACTAAAGTTATTTGCAAAAGTGCCAGAGTATCCACCAGAGTAGTTTGCTGGACCTACATATCCACCAGCATAATTACCACTGAAGTTACCAACATAGTTACCAACATAGTTACTTGGCGAAATTTGTTCTCTGGTATCAGTAGTAGAAGTTCCTAATTGGACCCATGTTCCGCCAGATGGTGTTGAAGATTGAACCTTGTATGTCCCTAAACCAGAATCAATAATTCTATTACGGAAACTTGGTAGCATCTGCAGAATTTCGCCAGAGGACATTTCTTTAATGTCCTTGGTATTGATCAGTTTAAGTGGTTTAAGACTTGTATCTGGAGTGCTAGTCGCCGCAGTTTTCTGCCAAAGGTAAGTAAGAGTATTACCACCGTTTGCAACATCAGTCAGTGTGTAGCGAGAAACCCACGTTCCACCGCTGGGGGCAGTTGCTTGTAGACGATATTGTCCAGCAGTATACGAACTTTCGGCGACCATCGCAGAAATAGCATAATCAAGCAATTCACTATCAATTTCTGCATCAGACATTTCTTTGATGCGGTCAGTGGAATATTTGATCGGTCTATTAGTAATACTTTCAGTCGCCGCAGCAGATACCTGCTTTGCGTAATATGTTACAGTATCAATCGCACCAGTAGCTGGGTGAGTTCCTGTTGCCTCTTGACGATCTGTATCAACAAAGGTTCCGATTGCAGTTCCTGTGCCAGTATTATTTGTGGTGATATTAATTTCACCAGTACCTGTACCATCAGCATTCGCACCAAAGGAAACTGTTAGGATATTTGCTACATAATTTTTGATTTCATCTACAGACATTGCCTGCAACCCCTGCATATTTGCAGAGGTTACTGGTGTCGCAGAAGATTTAATTCTAAGAACCATAGTTATGCAGTCCTAATCCAAAGTTTAACCGTTGATATTGTGTCCTTCGAGGAAAGCACAGTTGCTCCGGAATACGTCCCCGCGAATGTTCCAGTATAATTACCCGTAAAGAAACCACCGTATGCAGGTGAAGTATAAACGCTAGTAAAGAAACCAGTATAGAACCCTGTATATATAGCAGTTCCTGTATAGAATCCTGTAAAGTTACCTGCACTGGTGAAACTACCAGTATAAAACCCAGTATAATTACCTGTATATGATGCAGTTCCTGTATAGAATCCAGTATAGAATCCAGTGTAATTACCAGTGTATGCTGGACCAATAAAGTATGCAGTATATGCAGTTCCAGTCGCTCCAGTATAGTAACCAGTATATGGTGTTCCTGGAATTGGTGCACCAGTATAGTAACCAGTGTAAGGTGTTCCTGGAGTTGGTTCGCCGCTATAGAAACCAGTGTAAGGTGTTCCTGGAGTTGGTTCGCCGCTATAGTAACCAGTATATGGTGTTCCTGGAGTAGATGGACCTGTATAGTAACCAGTATATGGCGTAGCAGGAGTAGATGGACCTGTGTAGAATCCAGTATATGGCGTCGCTGGGGATGGTTCGCCACTATAGAACCCAGTATATGGTGTTCCTGGAGTGGAATCGCCAGTATAGTAACCAGTGTATCTTGTAGGAACGAACAACGGTCCTGGATCCCCTGGACCTGCTCCTCCAGGTCTTGGAACCAAGGTTCCTGGCTGAATAGGCGGACCACTGTAGAACCCAGTATATGGTGTCGCTGGAGTAGATGGACCTGTATAGAATCCTGTGAATGATTTTGGAACTGCTTGTGCAGTATAGAACCCAGTGTAAGGTGTTCCTGGAGTAGAAGAACCAGTATAGAAACCAGTGTATGGTGTTCCTGGAGTCGATGGACCGCTGTAGAACCCAGTGAATGGTGTCGCTGGAGTAGATGGACCTGTATAGAAACCAGTGTATGGTGTTCCTGGAGTAGATGGACCTGTGAATGATTTTGAAACTGGTTGTGCAGAATACACTCCAGTGTAAGGTGTTCCTGGAGTAGAATCGCCAGTATAGTAACCAGTATATGGACCAGTCGGATTTCCTACAAGAGTATAGAACCCAGTGTATTCCGCAATAGTCGGAACTACACCTTGGTAGAACCCTGTATAAATTCCTGGACCTGTGCTTGTGTACCATCCAGAATAATTTCCTGGAACAAGAGCCTGTCTATAATTCGTGATTGGTGGTCCTGGTTCACCTGGGAAAATTGGTGGTCCTGGTTCATATCCCTCATAGAATTCTAACGAAGGTACGCCAGTGTAAGTTCCCAAGTAATTCTGGGTGACAGGCGAACCACTATAATTACCAACATATGGAGTTAAAATTGGACCCATGAAGTCTTGCTCAGGCGGTCCATCACCTGTATAAGTCCCAGTAAACGACCCACCTGGATTTGTCCCACTATAGAATCCAGTATATGGCGTAGCAGGAGATGCACCGCCAGTGTAGTAACCAATGAAAAAGGCAGGAAGTTGGCCCGACGGAAACCCATTGAGATCGGCAACATCCCATTTCAGCGTATAGAATCCAGTGTAGGATGTTCCTGGAGTCGACGGTCCAGTATAGTAACCAGTATATGGTGTTCCTGGAGTGGAATCGCCAGTATAGTAACCAGTATATGGTGTCGCTGGAGTAGATGGACCTGTATAGTAACCAGTATATGGTGTTCCTGGAGTGGAATCACCAATATAGGTTCCTGAAAAGAAGGCAGGAATCTGTCCCGACGGCATCCCATTGAGATCGGCAACATCCCATTTCAGCGTATAGAATCCAGTATAGAACCCAGTATATGGCGTAGCAGGAGTAGATGGACCTGTATAGAATCCAGTATATGCAGGCGCTGGAGTTAGATCTGCAGTATAGAACCCAGTATATGGTGTTCCTGGAGTCGACGGTCCAGTATAAAACCCAGTGTAAGATGGTGCTGGAGTTGATGGTCCAGTGTAGAAACCAGTAAAAGTTTCACCTGGAGTTGATGGTCCAGTGTAGAATCCAGTGTATGGTGTTCCTGGAGTTGATGGTCCAGTATAGAATCCAGTGTATGAAGGTGCTGGAGTTGATGGTCCAGTATAGAAACCAGTGTATGAAGGTGCTGGAGTTGATGGTCCAGTATAGAAACCAGTAAAAGTTTCACCTGAAGTTGATGGTCCAGTATAGAACCCAGTGTATGAGGGTGCATCAACAGAATATGGTATTCCATCGCGCTGAGTGGTATACGCAGGTCCAGTATAGGATCCTGTGTATGCTCTACTATAGGTTACGAAATTTTCTACAATAGTTCTAGTGTATACTCCGCTGAAACTGCGAGTGTACGTTGGACCTGCACCAGTAAAAACTCCAGTATAATTCGCAGGTCCAGTATAACCAGCAGAGAAATTATTGCTGTATCCAGGACTTGTGAATGGTGAGGTATATGGTGGACTGCCATATGCTCCGCTATACGTTCCTGTATAGTTACCAACATAATTTTGCGGAGAAACTTGCTCTCTAGTATCAGTAGTAGAGGTTCCTAATTCAACCCATGTTCCGCCACCTGGAGCAGTCGCTTGCAGTTTATAAGTTCCGATATTAGTATCGATAATGCGATTACGGAAGTTCGGAACCAACTGCTCAATTTCGGCAGCGGTCATAATCTTCAACGAGTTGGCATCATTACTTTTTAATGGTGCAAGAGAATCGTTGGCGACTGTTGAAGCAGCGGTTTTTTGCCACAGGTAGGTTGTGGTATTTCCGCCATTCGCGACATCAGTGAGCGTGTATCTTGCTTGCCAAGTTCCACCTGTAGGAGCAGTTGCTTGTAGTCTATATTGACCAGCAGTATATTCAGATTCGGAAACAAACGCCGAAATCACAGTATCCAAAACACCGTCCAGATTAGCATCAGTCATTCGGCGAATGCCATCAGAATGCCATGCGACAGGACGAGCAGTTACGCTTTCGGAAACAGGAGCAGTTACTTGCTTTACATAATAGGTAGTAGTAGTTATGTCACCCGTGGCAGGATGTGTCCCAGTCGCTTCAGTTCTATCCGTGTCAACGAACGTTCCAATAGAAGTTCCTGAACCCGAATTATCTGTTGTGATGTTTATCTCAGCAGCGCCAGATCCAGTGGTATCCGTCGCAAACTTAGTTGTGATGACATTTGCAATATAGTTCTGAACCTCTGCGTTGGTCAAAGGTTCCAGTCCGCTGAAAACAGCAGACGTAATTGGCGTCGTAGATGCTTTGACCTTTAGAGGATTCATTTTAGTTCAACCTGTTACCACTTGTATCGTAAACAATAAGATTAGTAATGCGATACCAATCTTGCGTATCCTGCGCAACTAACTGAACAGAACTATATGGTGCCAGATTAACAGCAACGTTCACAGTTCCTTCGTCAATGACGTCAGATGTGTTTGGATAAACCTTAATGGTAACCGCAGTAGTATTGACAATAGTAACAGAAACGCCTACAGCAGCAGTCGGGAGTTTGACACCTTGGTTTGCTGTTGCCGAGGTAACAATATTGACTGTTTTTGTCAGCGCAGTTGCGCCACCTTGATCAGTTCCTGCTGCAGCAACCGATGCATTTACTGATGGGATAAATGCGCCAGTTAGTGTCAGGTTCTCGAACGATGGACTGTCACCAGATTGATACTTATCTTGATTGAGGTTGGTAAAGTTATCATCAACCTCATTATTTGTTAAAGGTACGCCCTTGGCGGACCTCAGTGTAATTGTGCTCATGCTTTCCTACCTTCATGATTGTTGAGAATTTGTGTTAACAAAGATTTAATTTCCGTCATTTCATTCTTTAATTCATTAATCTCAATTCCATATGACTTCATTTGTTTAAGTCTTTCGCGTTGTGCATTATATGCTGCTAATTCATGTCTATCAGTAGAGACAATTGCTTTGGAGTCTCCATCTCTAATGTATTTATTCGTATCTTGAAGTGCGATTTTTGCCATATTACACCTGCAGCGCGATTGCTCTCAGTTCCTTAAACTTAGGAACTACAGAACTATTGTTGGAGAACATGACAATCTTAATTGCCATTTTGTCAAATTTGGTATAAGTCGCACCCGAATACATGTATGTGAAGGGTTCATCTTCTAGTTCGTCAACTTTATTTGCCTTTGGTATTTTATATTCATACTCAACAAATCCAGCAGCGGCAGTAGAACTTAGTGGCGATACACTTGTCTCTAGTTCTACCCAATCAAGATCTTCAAAGTTTCTAGAGTCTGATGCATTCTGCAACTTAGCATATATTCTTGCTGAAGTTCCTGCTGGTAGATAATTACTCAGATAGACCCTCAAATCTTCTGAGTTACCATCAAGATTAACTCGGCGCGAAATATATTTAGAACTTGCAGTACCAACATTAGTATCTTCATCTCTATTACCATCATCTGAATTGATGAAGTTAGAAATACAAATCAATGAACACTTTCTAAGATCGATCACAGGAGAAACTGTATCAGTCATTGTTTTCATACCAAATCGAAGATTCATTGACTTATTGCCACCAAGATCCTCAGTCTCGTTTGATTTTGAGAAAATTGCTGCTTCTGTTAGGATGTCATTTGTTTCACCAAACGTTAGTCGCTCATATGTATTTCCTGCACCAGATGCTCCAGTTGCAGTCTTAGCATAAGTCCAAACACCCGTAGTTGGCGTGAAGTCCATGTAACCGATATTAGTCTGGATAGAGTTGATCAGTTTATTTTCGACTTCAGCAACTGTAGTTTTGATTGTTCCGTTTGTGATTATATCTGCAGCAGCAAATTCGCCTTCTTGTACAACAATCTTCAGAACGTTATGCAACGGATCATATTGCTTAACATAACCATACTTTGTGTCTTCTTCAGATCCTAGAACGTAAACCTTTTCACCAGCAGCGAACTTGGTCGGGGTCACTGCATCATTAGAAACAAGAAGCATCTGCTCTGAAAGTGCAAGATAGTCATAGTTAGAATTCTGGAACTTGGCAGTCGAGATAACTGATGTATCAAAGATTGCGCGATACAGAGTAAACTTTATATCTTCTGCTTGCTTTTCGCTCCATGTGCGATTGTTTGCAGAAGTGAACAGCATACCAACATTTGGTTGTTCTGAAATTCTCTTAGAAGTACCTACTTCATTTTCACCAATTTCAGAAACCCATGTAGTATATCCAGGATCGTTACCTGCAGGCAGAAGAACGAAACAATATTCTGTATTGTTTTGCAGATATACTGGTGATGGGAATGTGAAGCGAGTTTCTGCGAATGTTACTACACCTGCCAGATTTTCAGTCGATACAGCAACATCGTCTGCATTCAAAGTAACTTCGCCGAATGGAAGAACCTTCTCCGATGGGAATCCGTTAATCATCTCACGAAGTTGTAGAGTAATTGGTGCAGTTCCCCTGCTTCTGAAGTATACATCCAGACCAGTTGCGAATGTTCCAAATGGCATACCATCGACAAAGAAACTTTGTGCGAGTGGATCTAATGCTCCAAAAGGACCAATACCAAAGAACCCAAGATTTCCAAAATCTATTCCAAAATCTGGGAACCCATTATCGTCGAAATTAAACTCTACCAACTCAGGTTCTGCTGGTGGTCCAGGAGGAGGAGGAGGCGGAGGTGGTGGTGGCGCTGGTGGTATAATTGGAGGAACTGGAACTTCCCTCTCAATAACAATAGTGGGATTGTTAGTAATATTAGTAACTTCTTCCACCAGAGTAATATTATTGACCACTGTATTTACCACATTTGTAGTATTAACAAGTGTTGTATTATTAGTGACGTTAGAAACGTTTGTAGTATTGTTAACAGTTGTAAAGGTATTATTTACTGTAGTGTTCTGAATTGTTCCTACTGTTCTCTCACCAATACGATTTGTTGTAGTATTGTTTTCTGTTACCGAACGTGAATCGCTAACATTGGTAAACGCAATATTTGCCTCTCTAGTAGAGACAACAGTTCCTTCAACAACCTGCGAGAGACCGTTAGCAGAGAATGAATTTGTGGCAGAAGTTGTAACGAATGGAGATCTGTTAAACGGATCATCACAAACTCTGAAATTCTTAGTTCCAACTCTGAATGTATTCGCAGGGATTCTAAACTGGATCGCCAGTTCTCCGTTGTCATCAGTAACCAAAGGTGCACCATAAACACCCGTTGGACCAGCAATAGCATATGCAGAATATTCTGCTGGATCAGTCGGTGATGCAGTTAGAGCAGCACTTGATAGTGGGCGACAGTGCGCAGATACATCAATACCATCGAAGAATGGATAGATTCTTGTATCTGGTTTTAGTCTTTTAGTTTTAACTGTAATTGTAACGCTTCTCATATATGGAATTATAGAAGCATTTGTTACACGATTACCAAGATCTTTCGTCGTAGTTTGCGGAGTGACACCCATAGTCACACCTTGACGTGTTTGACGCTGCGTGGTAGTAGTAGTTGAGATCTGAATTTGCTCTTGGAAAAGAGTATCACCAGAAACTCTAGTTTGTCCGCCTGTCGTAGTTGTATCGGTAGAAATCGAGCGACCAGTTACGATATCCTGCCAGTCATTCCATTGAGTTCCCCATGCATTTGCCATAGCAGCAAAGTTATCATAGTTACCATCAAAGTTTACTGCAAGGTCAGGAAGAACCGCAGTATCAGTCCAGTTATCGACTGGTGGATCAAGAGTCATGTCACCAATGTAATTGAATAGAAGTTCGCCTACGCAATTTCTTGATTTCGAGGCAAATTTATTCTGAGTAAGAACACCATAGTTATATGGAAGTGTTAGAAGATCGCCTGTCTTTTTTACGCCAATAGAATTTGCAGAATCAAAAATTAGATCAACATTTTCGATATTAAAGTAAGGACGGAGTTCTTGATTGACTGCATCAATCGAGCAACTATAGTTGAGATCCTTTGGATTACCTACATTGTGTCCAGTAAACGCATCTACTAGAATACCATGTTTAAATCTATTCAACATTTCATCTGTGGCACTCGGAATAAACAGAGACTCTGTTGCTTTTTCGAGAAGTGTCAGAGTAGTATAATATTCTAGGCGAGAAACACGTTGTTCAATTGCACCAATATCGCGCATTGTATAGCGTCGATTATCAAGGGTACGGAAAGTTACACCATATTCATTGCGCCCTGTTGACTTTGCAACATTAGGAGCAAGCGAAGGATATGGTGGAATTGTAACGATCGCAATACACATCGCGTTTTCTGGAGTAAGTGGTTCGACAGGAGTTAGTGATGGAGTTCCACTAACTGCGCTGAACACTCCATGGTCATCCATTACGATCTTGTCTTTACGACCAACGTAATATTCGTAGTTGATATTAATTTCTTGCTCAGGACGAGGAATAGTAAGATTACTCAATCCCAATGGTTTAAATATTGTTCCAGTTGAATTTGCTGGATTGACTGGTACTGA